CAAAAAGAAAAAACCGAATGGCATCGAGTGTCAATCTTTGGCAAGTTGGCTGAAATTGCGGGTGAGTATTTGCGAAAAGGCTCAACGGTTTACATTGAAGGTCAACTGCAAACCCGTAAATGGCAAGACCAAAACGGTCAAGATCGATACACCACTGAAATTGTCGTGCAAGGTTATAACGGTGTAATGCAAATGATTGGCAAGGCGCAAGGTTCAGACCAAGGCGCACAACAGCAAGGTGGACATCAGCAGACAGCGCAGCAGCAAGCGCCACAGCAACGCCAGAAAACGCAGCCGAAATATAATGAACCACCAATGGATTTTGATGATGAGATCCCATTTTAATGGTACATATTTGATATTCCTTTCTTAATTTGATACAATACCTCTAGTTAATGGCTGGAGGTATTTTTTTATGAAGCACTGCAACATTTGCAACACAACAAAAGATGATTCTGAATTCCACAAGCGCAAAGCGTCAAATGATGGTCTAGCGGCTAGATGCAAGTCGTGTCAGAAAGAGTACGACAATTCAAGATTGAGAGATCCAAAGCGCATGGAGATGCGAAGAAATTACCAAAAGACAGAGAAAGGTAAACTGGCGCATAACAAAGCCACAAAGAAATGGGTAGAGAAGAATACAATCAAAAGAGCGGTTCATATAATCACAGGGAATGCCATTAGAGATGGTGTCATCATAAAGCAACCATGTGAGGTTTGTGGTTGCAAATATGTTCACGCTCACCATGATGACTACGCTCACCCGCTTAATGTTAGATGGTTGTGCGACACTCACCACAATGAGTGGCATAGAATTAACGGAGAAGGCGCAAATGCAATTTAACCCGCTTCTGCGGGTTTTTCATTGTGTGACAATCGTCACTGAATAATTCTAAATATCGCTTATGATTCACCAATCAACAAAAGGAGTACACATGGCATATCACAAAAGAGACAAATCACTGCGTCTTGTCGAGTTCTGTCACGATGAGAAGAAGCTCATTGCTGATGTTGCAACTTATATCGGAGGAAAAGGATACGATAAAACCAATGACATTATTTGCCAGATGCGTAAACATGGCCACGTCATTCACAGAATTAGCGACGGTAAGAATGTCTGGATTCAGCACATCTCAGGGCCAGAAACAAAGCCAAGCATGCGCGAAGATATCGAAAAGATTCTGCTTAATGGAGAACAATGGACTAACCATGAACTTGCAGAATTGATGGACGCAGACCTTGAACAAATTCGACAATGCATGTACCGACTTGAAGATATGGGTTACATTATCAAGCGAACAAGAATCAACTATAGAACGTGGGGGTATACAATGACAGGGAGAAAGACGAGGTGAAAATTAGCGATCTATTTGACTTCTGCACAACAGATAGACAGAGAGAATACATTCAGGCAATAATTGACGCACCAAGCAAGGCTCAAGCTGCTAGAAACCTAAACATAAGCGAGCGCGTTCTTACACGTGCATTGCAACAGATACGCGAGAGAGCAAACCAACAATACACTCCGCCTCACGACTCAAGCATCGAGACAAAAATTCCTGAAGGTTATCGCATCAAAGGCGTATCTAATATGGTTGAGAATGCGCTTGGAAAACCGATGTGGGTAAAGACAGAGCGCAGCGATATTGAGTTTACCGAAGCGATTGAAGCATATGTTACAGCTATAGCAGAAGGATTGCCAAAGCTAGATCCAATTGATGCGCCATTAACGCATTCGCCAAATTTACTAAACCAGTACACGATTACCGATTACCACCTAGGCATGATGGCATGGCACGAAGAGACCGGTGATGACTGGGATATGAAAATTGCCGAATCACTGCTTATGAAATGGTTTCAATCAGCCATTAAGATGTCGCCAGAAGCTGACACTGCAATACTTGCTAACATCGGCGACTTTCTTCACTGGGATGGAATGGAGGCTGTGACTCCTGCTCACAGAAATATTCTTGATGCAGATACGCGATTCAGCAAGCTAGCCAGGGTGGCATCACGCTGCATTGTGCAAGTAATTCGCTTACTACTAACTAAGCATCAACATGTACATGTGATTATGTGTGACGCAAATCACGACCCAGCATCGCAAGCATGGTTTAGGGCTTGGTTGCCAATTGTGTTTGAAAACGAACCACGAGTAACGGTTGATATATCACCATCTGCATACAATGCCTATCAGTTTGGCAATGTCGGATTATTCTTCCATCACGGACACAGACGCAAACAGAAAGCAATTGATAGTGTTTTTGTGCGACAGTTCCGTGAAATATTCGGTAGCACTCAGCACTGTTACGCGCATATGGGGCACCTGCATAATGATACTGTTGTTGAGTCAAACCTGATGGTTATTGAGCAACACCGCACGTTAGCTGCTGCTGATGCTTATGCTGCTAGTGGCGGGTGGTTATCTGGACGAGGAGCGAAAGTGATTACCTACCATAAAGAATATGGTGAAGTTGCTCGCAATACTATTACACCGGAAATGTTGGGGTTTTAAATGAAACTAGTGGTTATCGAATCACCATACGCAGCGTCAGAAACGCACACAGTTGAGCAGCACATAGAATACGCACAAAAGTGTATACATGACAGCTTACTTCGTGGCGAGGCTCCTTACGCTTCGCATTTGCTTTATACACAGCCAAATGTTTTGGATGACCTCAAACCAAACGAGCGAAAACTTGGCATTGAAGCTGGATTTATGTGGAGAAATGTTGCTGATCTAACAGTTTTTTATGTTGATTACGGTTACAGTTCCGGAATGCAACTTGGATTACAAGACTGCATTAATAAGCGAAAACCTTATGAGATTCGCAAATTATTTGGAGATGAGTGATGATTAAAACATCAACAGAAATATTAAATGACTGTGTAAGTGTTCAGGCAGAACGCGGAAAAGATTACGACACAGACGAAAACCAACAAGAGCGATCTTTTGGCGCTACGTCGGTTGCATTCAATGCTATCACCGGAAAGAATATTACTCCTGCTGAGGTTTGCTTAATGCTTCAAGTGTTAAAAGACGTTCGCCAGTGGTCACAAGATCGCTTACATGAAGACAGTGTGCTTGACTGTGTTAGCTATGCATCACTGAAAGGTGAGGAGCTTTATAAACAATACGGAGAAAACAAATGAACTACCAAGGATTAGAAACGACTAAAGCATGGTTTGAAGCTGCGATTCCTGAGCCAACTGTTGAACAGACGTGCATTCAGATTGGTTGTCACTATGAAGAAGTTGGTGAAATGTTAGCTGTGACAGGCGACGATTGCGCATTTGATGAGGTAAATAAAATTGCTAACGAGTACAAGAAATGCAATGAATTTTACTCTAAAGCTATTGTTGCTCTAGGTTATAGCGACCAGGATCGAGCTGAACTACTCGACTCACTAGCAGATCAAATCGTCACTGCCGTTGGCGTGGCTCACATGCTTGGGATGGATATTCTCGGTGCATTAGGAGAGGTTAACCGCAGCAACTTCTCAAAGTTCGAAGATGGGAAGCCTGTTTTCGATGTTAATGGAAAGATCACCAAGGGAAAGCATTACTCTCGCCCAGACCTAACAAAATTCATTGGTGGCAATAATGAATAAAAAAATTGAAATCAGCGTATCACTACTCGACTCTGATGCCGTTGCAGACTTGATGGGAATCATTGAGAATCATATTGATGACATGCCAGAAGATATGGCCAAAGAGTTGGCAGAATGGCACCTAATGTATTCGCCAGAGTTTCAGTGTGACACATTGCAATAACAATTAGCCGCTTAATGCGGCTTTTTATTTGCCTGCAATTCGGTGTTATACTGATGACATTAAACAAATGGAGATTCACACATGGCCGAAATGAAGGTTAGTGTAAAAGTTGCAGATCTTGATGCATTCAGAACTCTCGCTGAACTGCTTTGTAAGCATAAAGACTCGCTCCCAAAAGAGATAGTTGACTGTGTTAATGGCATTGCTGACGGCGATGTCTTTGAGTTTGGTTATGATGAAATTGCCAAGTTAGGCCAAATATACGCCACATGCTTTGCTGATGGGGTTGAGGTTAAATCAACAATTTCAGTCAATAAATATCTAAAGCGTGTTAAGCATGCGGATGGGTTTATTTACCCAAGTGAAATGCAGCTTGTTTCAGATAGCGGCATAACTTTGATGGAGTGGTAAAATGGCACTAATTGTACAAGATCCATTAGCACCGACAGGGGCGGCGAATAGCTATCTTTCGCTAGTCGATTGGCAGGAGCGCGCAACTGAACTTGGATTGCCAGCACCAACAGAAGATAAAATTCTCACTGGTATGCTTTACGTCGACACGTCAAACTTTATCGGCGAGACGGTTGTCGCTTTCCAGGGTACAGCTTGGCCTCGAACTGGGGTTAATATTTATCATGCTGGCGAGCTGGTTGAATACGACACTGAAAAAGTGCCTCAGCAAGTTATTGACGCTGTTTTGTATGTGGCTGCTGAGGACAATGTTTACTCGACAACACAAGGCGGAAAACGAGTCTTGCGCAAGAAGATTGACGTAATCGAAACTGAATACGCTGATGATGGCATTAATGCAGTTTCGTTTAAGCGAGTATCAAAGGCTGATGCATTGCTATCGAAATTCACGGCAAGTTCTCGTCCATCACAGA